CATTAACCCATCTATCAACATGTGCCATTGCTACGGCGCAATGGTCATGCTTTTGAGCTAAGTCAACGTGTAAATAATATTCTTTATCTTTTTCTGGCTGAAACCATTCTTCTAGTCTACCAAATTTGTCTACCGCTAAACTCATTTTATTAAATGCTTTTTCAATTTTTTCTCTTGATTTAAAAAATGCATCTACTGCCTCTGGCGGCATGCATGCAAATCTACCCAGAGCGTCTAAAGAATTTCTATAAAAATCTACTTTAAAATCTTCTATTTTTTTAGTTGGGTTAACATCCCATGTTGGTCTTTTAATTGCATATGTTTTAGGAAATAGGTAAGACTTTATATGGTCTTCTTCCCATTCAACAGTTATTTCATTTCCTTCTATACCGTCTGGTAGATCTTCGTCCATCTTTAATGATACACTTCTAACTACAACATCTTTTTCTGCAATAACAGACTCATAGTGTTTTTGAATATAGTCATTTTTAAATCTAGGGAAAGACAGTAATATTACTTTGCCAAAATCTGGAAAACGAGATGCAACAGATGCACGATACATATCATATATTGCTTCTCCTGTTTTTGCTTGATCGTGACCCGTTGTATTCTCAATAGCAAAGCCTGAAATTTCATCAAGTACAACTACGATTACGTTATAGCCTTCCCAAGATTCTCTTTCTGAGTGACCTGAATGAACTGTTATGCTTTTATCAAATTTAATTTCAGAAGCTTTAGCCTCATATTTACCAACAAACCATGGAGATCTTTCAATTCTAGTTTTAAATCCTTTAAAAAAAACATTGTTAGCCTGTTGTGCGTTGATAGCAATGTTTAAAATATCTATTGAGTCTCCAGGTGGCTTTCCATAATATGTTGCTGGATCCTTAAGACATAGTAATAAATACACTATATACGCAACTGATATTGTGGAACAATAGTCTTTTCCTGAACCCTTTCCAAGCTGTGCAATAACTTCATTACAAGTTTGTTTAAATCTTATAAAACCATCTTCTTCGCCAAATAGTTTTTTTAATGTTGACTCTTTATAAATTTGAGAACTTTTTTCAATTAACTCATATTGTAGTTCTGAAAGCGGTGGGAGCCCAAGATACTCTTGTCCCGTTACAAATGTTCTTAGGTCTACTGGCCTTTCGTCAAACTCTTCGCCATCAAGTATGTCAATAAGATCGTTAAAATTAAGATCCACTTGTGACCTCCGAATCAATTACAACTGGTTCAACTATACCAGTTATTTGAGAAAGACGTTTTGCAACCTCCATCTTACACTTTGGGCATGATGCAGTAACTTCTTTTAATATTTTTACTAGAATTTCTTGCTTACGTTCTGTTTCTGCCAATTGTGTAGCAATCTCTGCGTTGTCAAGTAGACCAACTTCTTGCAGCATTCCAATTCTTTTTCCTTCTATATCTGCAATTAATTTTAATGCTGTTGCCTTAACATTAAGTTGTCCAGCTTGATCTGCATCCTCTACTGTTTTCCAAGCTTCTTTAATTAACATGGCATAATGTTGATCTGCTCCAGAAATGGCTTCTTTGGCACGTTCTCTTGCAGCGGTATCATTGTGAACAACATTTTTCCACTCATCAATTAGTTCAATTACATCTTTTCTTGGCATTCCTGTAATTGTAGCAATTTGAGTTGGGCTGTTTCCCTTAAGCAGTTCTGAGACCACTTTATTCATACGATCAAAATGATCAGTTAATTCAATATCCATAGATATACATTATATTCCTAGTCGACTAAAAAATCAACTGGATTTATCTATTTTTGCCTTAGCTATTTTATATAATATTAGATATCCTATCAAATCGTCTATATCATTGTCTCCAGCATAGCCTTGATTATTCTTAACTCTATTTAATTTGTCATCAATTCTGACTTTTAATTGTTCTGTTGAGTCCGCCGTTGAAAATATTCTAGCTGGATCTAAAGCAGAGTTTCCATATGAAATATTTTTTTCAATAAGCATCTGAGCAATTTCATGACAAGTTGTCCATATTTGATGTCCCGCTCCAGTTCCAACTGTTTTTAAATATAGGTCATCACAATGAAAATCTCTTGTGTCTGCAAATACTGGCTTAAGCATTATATCCTCCTAAGCAAGACGTTTACGACATCATGCTCTTTAATTTTTTCAAATGTGGCAGGTTCCCCATTTAAAAATGTCATATTGTATTTATCTTTTAATTCTACCAAAAATTCATCTGGCTGTCCAGACCCAAGCTCCACCACAATAAGCGGACATTCTTTTGCCATATCTGAAAATCCTTCAAAAACAAATCTTTCGTGACCCTCAACATCTATTTTCATAAAGTCAACCTTACCAGAATAAACAGAGTCAAGTCTTTTTGCATAAATTTCTTCTGTATAATAATTTCCATATTGTCCATGATTGCCTATTTGATGCTCATGTACTATTCCAGATCCACCAATATTTTGTTCCCAAATATTTAATATTAGATTGTCTTCTTTATTAGATAAGGCAAACGGCATTACATCTACTTGGCTAGCATTTGAATAATCATTTAAGGTTCTAGCAGAATTGTATAAACTACATAATCTTTTTATTGGTTCAAAAGCTAAAACTTTCCCCATTGGACCAACAAGCCTAGACATTACTTCAGTAAAGTAAAATATGTTGGCACCAACATCTAAACATACCCACCCTGGCTTTATATTTTTAAACATCCATTCTGTTAATTCTTTATCCCAAACTCCGTTGTGTATACAAGAGTATTGGACATACTTATCTGTTTTATCTCCAGTATAAATATAAAATGAATCTAATACTTTAGTAAAACTAATAGACTCTATATTTTTTGGCTCAGTCTTCATCGTTTTTTAATCATCCCAAACTTTTCTAAATATCTTTGTATTGTCATTAAAGATACATTGCACTCAGCAGCAATTTCAGACACAGTCTTTTTTTGTACCACATATCTTCGATACAACCATGTTTGGCTTTGATATAGTTTCATCGTTCTGTAAGTATCCTATTTGAATAATGCGCTATGCCAAATGCATCAGCCACATCAAAATCTGATAAATCTAAATCGTACTTATTATTAAAATAATCAACAGTTCTTTGTTTACGCATATTGCGTAATTGATTTTTGTACCAAGAATCTGCATATCCTGGGTGTTTCAACCTAATAGCTTCTTTTTCATCTTTAGTTGGATTTTTATTTCCTATATATGCCTGCCATGATGTAGGAGATATTGTAATAACTTTTGCGCCAGTAGACATAAGCTCAGCAATAACTACTCCGTAGACATATGACAATTTAATAACAGCATCAGGAGACTTAACATATACTGCACCCTCTACAACTATATATTCTGATTTTAATTCTTCTAGCATCCCGTGCATTTTATTTTTAGCATCTAATATTTTTTCATAAATATCAGATCCTACAAACTCAATCTTTCCCCATTTTAGCGGCTTGTCGTTTTCCATAAGGCAAAAGGCTACTGAATTTGTAGAGGCATCGATTCCCAAAACTCTGCTTGCTTTGGTTTTAATTAATTCACCCAATTTCATTAATTATGTCCCATAGCACTTTTTTATTTGCAGAGCCTAGATTTTTTTCACAGGTTGAACATACATCTCTTTGGTTGTATCTGCTTAATTTAACATTACATTTTTTACAATTTCTTGGCGCACCATTTCTAATTGCTTTTTTCTCATAATACTTTTCCATAATTCGCCTATTAGTTGCAATTCTACAACACTCGTCAGAACAATATTTTTGATTATGTGTTTTAGGATTAAAGTCTTTGGCACACTCTTTGTTTCCACAGATCATATCTTTGGAACCTCAAATGCTTCTATTTGTACTGTTCCTGTTGCAGCAGACTTATCCCAACAAGCTTTTTTAATTGGACAATATTTACAAGCAGATTGAGATTTTGTAAATGGCCTCATTGGAATATCTCCATCTTTAAAGTTGTCCCAAACCTCACATAACCATATAAAAGTATCATTTATAATCTTAGTATTTTTTTCATTCATATGAACTGGTATAACTAAAAGCTCTTGTGTATTCTTATTTTCATATATAAAAAATCCTTCTTTAGCATTTTTTAATTTCATATATGTTAATAGCTGTAAAAGGTGATTTACCGAAGGTTTCATTTCTGCTTGCCTTGAATCCCAGACTTCTTGCTTAGCTGTTTTAATTTCTCCTATAACTTCTTCACCTTCAAAGTTCATTATAAGATCTATGAATCCTTTAATTGGTGGATACTCGTTTAAAATTTCTTGCTCTTCAGCAACAAACTCTGGCATAGTTTTAATTAACTTTTGTAATCTTTCATGCGCCTGAGTTCCTTGTTCCATATTTGCTACTGCTACAGAATCATTTTCATCAATAAAAACTACTCCACTAAAAGCCATATACCAATATCTTGGACAATTTCCATGTCCGTAACCAAAGCTGCTTGGACTGAAAGACTTTTTGGTCATTTCACCGTCTTTACGTTTTAAATCTAGATATGCAGAATCAAGCATCTCAGCAAATTGTTCTGGGTCAAACTTGCCTATGCTCTTTTTAAATTTAAGATTGCTTACTATGCTTCTACCCATTGCTTGGCTTCCATAACTTTTCGTTTCCCTTGTTATGATATCTAGCCATAACAAATAATAAATCTGATAATCTATTTAAATACTTTGCAATATTTGGATTTATAGGATCTTCTATTCTCCAAACCTCACGCTCTGCCCTTCTAACAACCGTTCTTGCATTATGCAATGGTCCAGTTGGAAGCACAAAAGAGTTAAGTGGTTCTAAATATTCATTATAATCATCAATTATATTTTCTAAATGGGTAATTCTATTTTCAGATATTGTTATAGTTGGTGCTCCTGCAAGTTCAGCGCCTAAATCAAACAAATCGTTTTGTATTCTGTCTATAATATCATTATGATATTCTGTGGCTAATCCTATTGCTGAGTTAGCTTCATCAACTGCTCCAATGGCTTCAATCAAAGCGCTGCTTTTATTTATTCTGTCATTAGTGGCGGTGGACGTTTTGCCATCGTCTCCAGTTTTAGTGTAAATTCTAGTTAAGTGAACCATTGTTAATTGTATCTAACGACATACTTGAGAGCATCTACAAGCTTATCGATTGACTCCTTTGCTGAATAATATATATTCTTTTTGTTATTATTTACCGATCCAGCTTTATCTTTCATAATTGTTGAATATACTGAAGCCATCATTGCAAATTTTGTTGACATTGCTTGAAGCTCAATAATTAAAATAGGAGCTTTAGCAGAAGGAACTTCTGGATTCATTAATAATTTAACAACTACAGCGAGGGCTTTGTCCAAGCTTTCATCTTTCATATATTCATGAAGGTCATTAAATTCTGTAATAGAACTAATTAGCTCTAAAGTATTTTTTGATTCTGGTTTATCGTTCGACATGTTTTTTTACTTCTTTATATGTGTACCAACTAGCCCACAACCCAAGTGGGTAGCCTATTGTAAAACCTATTAAAACTCCATATGCAAGATATTGAATCATATAAACCTCTGCACTATTCCGTATCCTATCCAAAGACCCACGATTCCCATAAGTCCTGCAAATACTGGTGGTGCTGGAATTGGTAGCTTAAATATACTAAATATTCCGCCAACTGCAACTCCAGTTAATGTTGTATACAATACTTCTTTCATTATTTAGCCTTTGTTTGTTTTGTTTTGTAAGGGCCTAAATCAGCCTTTACGGTACCATCTTTTCTAAGCCTGACAATCCTTCCATTTTTGATCTGCATTGGATTAAATGCATGATTTTTATAGTAAGAACCAGAAGATTTATTTGCCACCGTTATCCTCCCAGAACTGAATTAATTCTTCTAATACAGCCCATTCAATAATTCCAAGTCGTACCTTGGAATCTGTTCCAATAATAATCTTTAATGCGGGATGCATTTCTCTGCTTACCTTAAATGTATCAGTACAAATCTTAGACCATACTGGTTTATTTAATGTAAAAGAAGATGATGCTTCTTTATAGTCTACAAGGAATTGATTCCACTTGGCATCACCCTTTTGATAATCTCCACGCCCACTATTTTTTTGTTGCTTAGCACCGTCACGTTTTGCTTCTGATCTTTCAGACATTACTGAACCTTAAAAATTGTATCGTGTCCTTTAGAACATCTCCAAGACATAACTAACTCTATTGGGTCCCAGCTAGCCCCACTCACATCTTCGTCACATTTAGAACATGCACGAACTCCAGGTAGCTTTTCCAATTCATAATCTTTACCTGTATTTTCTTTTAGAAAATCGTCAAGATTTGGCATTTATTTCCTCAATTATTTTTGCTACTACTTCTGGGTTCTCACGAAGGTACTGCACTGCTTTTGCCCTTCCTTGGAATCTTTCGCCATTAACCGTGTACCAAGCGCCACCTTTTTCCACGATTCCAAACATTTCTGCAACATCTAAAGTTTCTCCTACTCTATCTACACCGAGAGTTTCCCCTTGGTAGTAAAAGTCGTACTGTCCCGATAAATTTGGGGGTGAGACTTTGCTGTAATCAACAATCCAATTAACTGGTCTTCCGACTCTTTGTTCGATAATTTTGTCGCCAACTTTAACGCCAGCTTTAATAGCATTAGCTTCAGCTTCAGACGACCAGAGCTTAACGACAGTGGTGCTAAAGAACTTGACTGCCATTCCACCTGTGGGGATGTGCGAAGCATGCATAGATCCAAACTGATTTCGTTGTTGTGAGATGAGAACAAGTAGTGTGTTTTTGTTTGCATAGTTTAACATTTTGACTGCGTGAGTCATATCCTTTGCTTCTGCGCCGATTTGCTTAGTGTCTTGCAAATCTTTTAATTCATTTCCATCTTTTTCAAAATATATTGCTGGTAATAAAGCTGAAATAGAATCTACTACAATTAAATCAACTTCTGCTTCCATTAGTTTGGTAGCAACATCTACCATATCGTTAACTGTTTTTGCAGGAGAATAAATTAGTTTTTCAGAATCTACGCCTAATTGTTCTGCCCATGACGGATCATATGATGCTTCTGCATCAATCCAGGCACATGTCTTTCCTTCTTTTTGTGCCAATGCAATCATTTGTAGGCAAAAGGAAGATTTGCCAGCAGACTTATTTCCCCATACTAATACCTGTCTTCCATAAGGAAGTCCACCCTTTAGTGCTGTGTTTAATCCAATACTTGGTGTTGCCTGTTTTTCTACTTTTATATCCTGTGCGGATTGTACTCTTGATCTTGTTTTAGGATCTAATTTTGCTAATATATCGTCTAATACTATTGTCATTAATTATTCTTTCTTCTATACATACAGTATACCATTAAAATAGGTTCCCGTGAAGTCTTGGACGCTGCTTATTTTTTTCAATTTTTTCATTAAGAATTTCGTCAAGGCTGTGTAAAATAGACTCTTCATTTCTCATAGCTGCATATACATCTAGAAGTCTAATAATTACATCTGCCATTTCTTCAACAATATATTCGCTGCCCTTTGATTTTCTAATGGCTTCTAAAACTTCAGTTACTTCTGAGTGTACAAGAGCTAGCTTATTTCCAATTTTGTCGTGTGAAATATCTCCATCCCAAAATCCTTTTTCCCTTGCTATTTCATGTAGTATGGCTGCCAAAGCATCTAAGCCATAATCAGTAACTAACTCAACATCATTATTATCCATTGCTTGTCTCTTTTTCTTTTAAACTAAATTTAAATAACGGTCCAGACTCGTCATAATCAATTATTAATTCTTTATCAGTATTGCTAGACTCCAAGAACCTTAATGTCGGAACTGATAGTTCTTTATATTCTTCTAGGATTGCAACAAGCACCTTATTTAAACTTATAGATGCTACTAAGTTTTCTATATCGTCTGTCATTTTATTTCCTTAACCATAAGAGTTCCATCATCTAATTTAGATAGAACCACATTACACTTCATTCCCTCACGCATTTTAGCCATAGCTCTTGGATACATGGTTGAAAAAACAATTACTCTAGTTAATTCTTTATTCTTATTTGTCATAACAATATGTGCCATTGTTTTTCCAGCCTTAGTTTTATATGGGGTAAAATTAAGCACCATATACTCATCATCATTTAAATCATATTCTTTACGATATAAATAATCCACAAATAAATCGGAACCATTTGGATCAATATCTTTAACGTTAATATATCTGGCTATTCGATTATCTCCAACTAAAATAAAATACATTTGATTAGTTTCGATTTGAGTTTGTTCATGATGAAAAAGACCAATAGTTCCAGTTTCATCAACTAGTTCTACTCTAGCCCAACCATTTCCACGTTTAATATTTTTAACCATACCAAACATTACGAATGATCCAAGGTCATCAAATTCTTGAATTGGCCTTGCTTGTGCTTTAATTCTAGGTGGAAGATCTAGATTAAATGTTGGTATGCCTAAGAATTCGTAGTAGTTGTCTTTTTCCTTACCGCTTCTGGGATTGTCCTCAAAAGCAGCACCGCCAATAGCATTAAGAGCAGATACAGCCCTACTATTAATCCCGCTACCTTTTGCAGACGCTTTCTGAACGAAGTCAGCATAATTTTCATAAGGCCTTCTTTCTATAATTTTATTTGCTATGCTATCTGAAATAAATTTAACTTCTGCAAGACCAAATATAATTGCATCTTGTTTTAATGAAAAATATACTTCTGATTCATTTATATGTGGCAGTCTTACTTTAAGTCCAAGCCTCTTTGCCTCA